AATAGGTGCAGCTTTTCGTAGTTCGTTACAGTGATCCCGCGATGGACCTGACCATCACGCGACACTCGCGCCTCGATGCCGAATTTCTGAGCATCCGCAACAATCTGGTGAGTCACCGCAAGCGGCGTCAGCAACAGCACATTGCCGCCCGTCTTGCGTACGATGTTGTCAGCCCATACCAATTCGATCGCGGTCTTTCCTAATCCGCAATCTGCAAACACAGCAGCGCGGCCTTTGCGTAGCGCCCACGTTGTTAATTCAGATTGAAAATCGAACAGGAAAGACGGCAGGTATACAGGATCGAAGCCGTGATTGCCTTCGAGCTGTGCCTTCCGGTCTAAAAATTCCGCGTAATCCTCCATTGCGCTCCCTCGTCGTTAAACTGTGCGGACTGTGCCTTTCACTTAGCAAAGTGTCCAATAGTGTTTGCTTATCGATCGGATAATGACGATTTATACGACTAGTTTGCAAATCGTTGAATCATGCGTTAAGTTCGTCCGATGACATTCGATGACCTAATCCGAGAGTGGCGATTCGCCGACCATGCCGCCAAGGCAATCGGCGTTTCGCGCACGACTCTGTATGTATGGCGCTATCGCGGCATTCCTGAACACCGTCAAGCCGCAATCCGCAAGATTATTGCGGCGCGGCAAAAGCAGATGAAGCGAACCGCTAAATGACTTCTCCCGCCCGCGTCCGTGTCGCCGAACTCCCTGCGCCCTGCATAGCTCCGGCGAGCGTCCAGACGACACAGCAAAAGCCGACCTCCTCCCGGTGTGTCGTGGCGCGCGGCGGGAACCTTTTTTCCGTTGGACACGAGACGGTACTGGCCTCCGGTGGAATGGTCGGTAGAATCCCTCATGGTGGGATGCCCTCGACGCTGAGCGGGATCGTGGTCGACTCAGCAACTATTTCCGATTCCGGCAAGCGCCGGTTTTTTTTACCTTTTTGCCGGGGCACGACGTTCGCGGAGAGCAGTCGACGTACCCGCGCCGAAATGGTAACAATTGCAGGAGGAGGCGTCGAAATGACCACAGCCCGAGCCAAATACCACAGCCTCGAAACCCGAGCCGAAGCCCTGCGCCTTCGTGCCGAGGGTCTGACCGCCAAGCAGATCTCGGAGCGGCTGAATGTCAGCACGGGCGCTCTGCACTACTGGTTCCATCACGGTGCCAAGCTGCCGGACGATGCGCCGAGGCCGACCAAGCCTAACGGCAAGTCGGGGGTGATTGCGCCGCCTCCGTTTCGCCGCGGCTCAGTTTGGGGAGCCGGATGGTGAGAAAACACGACTGCTTCTGCACCGTTCACCGAGTTTGGTATGCGCAGGACTGCGCCCCTTGCGTCGCCGAAGCACAGGCCCGCGCCACGGTCATCCACATGGAAGGCGAGCCACGCACACCCGCAGACGTGATCCGGCGTGCTCGGCGGGTCAGTGGCATGTCACGGTCGAGGCTGGCGTATGCCGCGAACATCGGGCACACGCCGATCTATAAGTGGGAGGTCGATGGGACGATGCCGAGGGTCGACTTGTTTTTGCGGACTATGAACGCCTGCGGGTATCGGGTCACGGTCGAGAAAATCAACGAAGGGAAAGCGAAATGATGCTATGCGGGTTGTGTAGGCTTGGGCGTGATGCCTCACTGAAGAATTACGGCGGTGGAACGAGCGTGCTGCAAATGGCAGTCGCTTACAGCTTCGGCAAGGACAAGCAGACGCAGTGGATCGACGTGTCCATGTTTGGAGCGCGTGCAGAGAAGGTCGCGCCTTACATGCTCAAGGGTACGGCCATCGTTGCTTACATCGAGGACGTTCACGTTCGCACGTATGAGAAGAAGGACGGGACGACCGGGGCGAGTCTTAGCGGCATTCTGAGCAGCTTCGAGTTCGCGGGCAAGTCGTCGGGCTCATCGGGTGAGCCTGCGGGAGCGATGCAAGTCAATTCGCAGGGGGTCTACAAGCCGCCCCCCATTGGCGCGAAGCCTGCGCTGCCGGGGAATGTGCAGGATATGGACAGCGACATCCCGTTTGCCAATCCCTACAAGGGGCGCGTCAGCTATGTTGTTTAAACGCTGCTTCAAGTGCTTTGTGGAAATGCCTTTGACCGCATTTTACAAACACTCGCGAATGAAGGACGGCCATTTAAACAAGTGTATTGAATGCACGAAAAAAGATGTGTCAAGCGCGCGACTGGAAAAGATTGAGTATTACCGATCATACGACAGACGGCGAACGTCGATGCCGCATCGGGTTGCACTGCGTAACCGGGTTAGCAGTGAATGGCGGGCAAATAATCCAACGTGGGCAAAGGCCCAAGATACGCTTGGGAATGCTGTTCGTGACGGCAAGGTGCAACGTCATCCATGTTGGGTATGCGGCGAGAAAGCTCACGGCCATCACCCCGACTATGACCGCCCACTAGAAGTCGTTTGGCTTTGCCCTGCTCACCACAAAGCCGCACATGCGGCGGCTGCGTAACTATGCGCCGAGCAGCCCGAATCGACCGCAACCAGCCCGAGATAGTCGCGGCTCTACGCAGCGTCGGCGCGACCGTGCAGCCGTTGCACACGATCGGCAAGGGTTGCCCGGATGCGCTGATCGGGTATCGCGGCCGGAACCTGCTGTTCGAGATCAAGGACGGCTTGCTGGTGCCTAGCAAACAAGCACTGACGGCCGATGAGTTGAAGTGGCATGTGATGTGGGAAGGGCAGGTTTGCACGGTGAACAGCGTTGAGGCTGCGATTGCTGCATTGAATACGCACGGCTAGGGTAGCTCCCGAAAAGACGGCTCCTCCACCGTCCTGCCGTGTGTTCATTCTGGAGATGCTACGGAGATGGCAATGGGAAATATCAGAGAACTGAAGCCGATTGAAACCCAGTTTAAGGGGTATCGATTTCGGTCAAGAACAGAAGCACGGTGGGCGATCTTTTTTGAGCAAATCTCCGAGATAACGGGGAATATTACTTGCCGGACTTTCTGGTCATTTCCCCGCAAGGTAGGAAGATTTGGTACGAAGTGAAGCCGGAAGGCTCTGATATGGGCCTAAGCAAAGTGAAGTCGTTCAACGAAATGTCGCCAGAACAATGCTACGTGTTGCGCGGAGACCCCTACTCCATGCTGATGGATGACAACGAGGTCTTCATGTGCCCGCGTTGCGGTTTGATTAACGACCCTGCCTACGGGATAAACGTGTATGGCAGTGCCGATGCTTACTACGGATGCCAGCCGTGTGATTTTGAAACCCCATGCGGGGGGCAAAATCCAAAAGAGAAGGGTGTGTTTTTTGACATATGGCCGGATCCGCACAAGGGATCTATGCATCTTGATCGGCGTCTATGGGATGTTTACGTAGACCGGGTCAAATCCGCTGCTTCGCTAGCGCGTCGCTCTCGTTTTGAACATGGCGAAGGAGTTAGGTAATTGCCTAATCGTTGGCTCAAAGAAGGTTACTTGTCATCCGAGCGGATCATGTCAGTTTCTGCTGATGCGCGCGATTGTTGGCTAAGGATCGTCCTTGTTGCTGACGATCACGGATTGTTTGATGCACGTCCGCAGATAGTTGCGAGCCGCTGTTACCCGTTGAATCCAGTTGCTCGCAATTGCGAGAAGTGGCTGGCAGAACTAGCACGCGCCGACCTCATCCGGCGATATGAAGTTGAGGGAAAGCCTTACCTGTTTGTGAGCAGATGGTACGAAAGGCCGAGGAGCGCACCGAAATTTCCGAAGCCTCCGGAGTCTGTTGTCAATTGCGAGCAGCCTGCAAGCAATTGCGAGCAAGTGCATGCAGATGCTAGCTTCCACGTACACGACCACGTACACGACCACGGAGCCCGCAAAGGTCGCGGGCAGTCTCGATCCAAGTCGAGAATTTCCGATGATTGGTCGCCCAAGCCGCAAACCGTCGATAACCTCAGCCGGGAGTTCGGGCTATGTGTGCCCGAGGACATAGATCGCTATGTCGCTGCGTTTCGAGACGCTTGCACCGCGAAGGGCTACGAGTACGCGGATTTCGATGCCGCATTCCGCAATTGCGTGCGGCAGGATTGGCCGAAGTTTCGCGCTAACGGCGCAGTCAAGTCGAAGCAGTTCAGCATCGTATGAGCCAAGTCGACCTCATCCTCTCGCGGCTCGACAAGGTGCGGCAGACGGGCACGAACCGCTGGACCGCTCGGTGCCCTGCGCACGACGACAGAGGACCATCGCTATCGATCCGAGACGACGGCGGGAAGATCCTGCTGCACTGCTTCGCCGAGTGTCCGCCCGTGTCCGTGGTCGAGGCAATCGGACTGCAACTGTCCGACCTGTTCCCTGATCCGCTGGAGCGCGTCTCGCCAGGACGCAAGCCCATCCCTGCCCGCGACATCCTCGATTGCATCGCGTTGGAAGCGAAGATCGTTTACCTCGTGGGGCAGGACATCATCAACGACAAGCCGATTTCCGCAGTCGATTGGGAACGGCTAAAGATCGCGGTCCGTAGGCTGGATGCAGCGATGGAGGAGGCGCATGGTTGACCTCGTAATCAAGGCCGAGCAGGACATGATGGATCGTGGGGAAAACCCGCCGCCGAGCAAGGGCGCGAAGTTCCTTGACGCGCGGATTGCGGTCAAGCCGAAACTGCTCTCAGCCGAGGACAAGCTGCCCGCACTGCTTGACCTGTGGGACAAGGGCATGCCGCCCGGTCATGCAACCGGCTGGCCGAGTGTCGACGAGCTTTACACCGTGGTCCCTGGGCAACTGACCATCGTCACCGGATGGCCAGGAAGCGGGAAGTCGGAATTCGTCGATGCGTTGCTCGTGAACCTCTCTCGGCAGGGCTGGAGGCTGGCGTATTTCTCGCCCGAGAACATGCCGGTCGAACTGCATCAAACCAAGATCATGGAAAAGTTCGCCGGGGCTCCGTTCGGGGCTGGTCCGCGTAAGCGAATCGGGCGTGACGAGATTGCAGGGTGGGCGAAGACGATCTCCGAGCGCATGCGATTCCTTGAGCCGGTCGAGGGTTCGCTGTCAGCGCAGGACGTGTGCTCTAGCGTCGAGAAGTGGCTACGACAGGACGACTCACCGGCAGGGCTTGTGATCGATCCGTGGAACGAGCTTGAGCACTGGAGGCCGAGCAACATCTCCGAAACCGAGTACGTGTCTTTGACGCTCTCAGCGGTTCGCCAATGGGCGCGGAAAAACAAGGTGCATGTGTGGATCGTGGCGCACCCGCAGAAGATCAAGCGGGAGGAAGGCGGCAAGCTGCCCGTGGTCAAGCCCGACATGATCAGCGGCTCGCAGCACTGGTGGAACAAGGCCGACTGCTGCATCTCCGTCTACCGCGATTACACGAAGCCGGATGCGCCCGAGGTGGATGTCTACGTGCAAAAGGTGCGGTTCAAGCACGTCGGGAAAATCGGCATGACAACACTGGTCTACGAAAAGTCGACCGGGAAGTATCACGAGCGATCAAAGTTCCGTTCGTATGAGGAGGTGCGAGGATGATTTCGGAGAATTCATTGATTGACAGGATGACCGCCGAAGCCCAAGCCGCCAGGGACGCATTCGAGCACGGCACGGTCAAGGTCGACGGCAAGACGTACCGAATGCGCGAGGATTGGGAGGCCGTAATGGCCCGGGCGGCGCTGAAGTTTGGACAACGTAAGGAGGGAACGAAATGAACCACGACGCCTACCTAGTCTCGCGGTTACGCAGTTGCGACGTACTCCGAGCCATCGCGGCCGGACATACCCGCCTGAAAACCATCCGCACCGCCATGCCTGATCACCGCGTGGCCGACCTGCGGAACTCCATCGTCACCCTGCGCCGCATCGGGGCCATATCGTCAACGCGCCAGGGCAGCGGCGAGGCGACGTACGAAGCCACGGGGCCGATTGAGCCGTACTTCGAGCAGCTCGTGCCACGGACCACGGCACCGGATGCGAGCGAGCTGGAGCGGGCGATGGGGATGCCGGAATGCGTGCAGGAGACGCTGGCTTTGGAGCTTTGGGGCAGGGTCGTGCTCGGGGCTGCGGGATTGAATGCGAGGGGATGAACGGTTAACGAACATTTTTCAGGAGCGGCGATGAGCGAGTGGATTGAGTGGCGGGGCGGGGAGTGTCCGGTAACAGGTGATGTGTATGTGCGATTTCGCGCCGGGCAAGAAGTGCTCGGTAGGGCCGAAGATATGTGGTGGAACCATTTATCGTGCCTAGGCTCGCATAGCGGCGGCGGCGACATCGTCGCCTACCGCATCGTCGAGCCAGCGCAGCCCGAAGCGCACATGATGTCGTTGCCGGAGCAGAGCTTGGTGCGTGATCCGTGTGATCCCGTGGACACAGTGACGATTAGCCGCTCAGAGTACGACGAACTGCGAGCGGAGGTCGACAGCCTGACCGAGCTACTTGAAATCGCGGAGAAGGTCGCAGACTCTTGCAGGGCAGGTGAGGCGATGGCGAGACAGGAAATCGAACGACTGCGAAAGGGGAAGGATGATGAGCAAAAATGTGATCGTTCGCACATGGTGGGGGAAGCGCGTCCTGATCTTCCGAAACACCCTCAAGCGCCGTCGCTGGCTATGGTGGCTGACACGCTAGACCACCGCCTCGGCACTCCGCAACCGGACGGCGAACCGTGCGAGCCGATGTCGGCGCGGCGGTGGCGGTGGTTGCCGTGAGCGAACTGGAAAAATATCCATCACTGGATGCACACACAGTGCAGCAAATGTGCTAGATTCCGCGTATTGCTCGTCAATGGGTTAGGAGTTAATTGTGCCGGGTGGTGCGCCAAAAGGCAGCGAAAATGCCGCAAAACGGCGACTTTTCGAGCACACAGTGCGCCGCGCACTCGTTCAGGACGACGGCGTGCGACTGCGGCAAGCGGCTGAGACGCTACTCAACTTGGCCGCAGGTGGCGAGCGTTGGGCGGTTGAATGCTTGAGGGATACGCTTGACGGCAAACCTAAGCAAGCCATCGACATCGACGTTACCAGTCGATCCGTCGTTGATCTGGACGACGCGAGCCTTGCCGGGCTTGTCGCCGCAAATCGCAGCAGCGGAACTGTTAGCGCGGAGGATGGCGCGACGGAACCTGCTGGACTTCACTAAGTTCACCCACGGTGACTACCGGCCAGCACCGCACCACGAACGCATCTGCGAAGCGCTTGAAGCGGTGGCTCGCGGCGAGTGCAAGCGGCTTATGGTCTTCATGCCGCCCCGGCATGGCAAATCGGAACTTGCTTCGCGCAGGTTCCCGGCGTGGTACTTGGGTGCGTTCCCACGGCACCAAATCATTGCAGCTTCGTATAACTCCGAACTCGCCAGCGACTTCGGCCGCGAGGTCAGAAACATCGTCGGCTCCCGCGAATACCGTGCGCTATTCGAGACGCAGCTTGCGCCTGATTCGCAGGCTGCAAATCGCTGGCACACATCGAGCGGCGGCTCATACGTCGCGGCAGGCGTTGGGACGGCTATCACGGGGCGCGGCGCGCATGTCCTGCTCATCGACGATCCGCTCAAGGACCGCGAAGAAGCCGACAGCACCACGACACGCAATCGAGTGTGGGACTGGTACACATCCACGGCATACACCCGCCTCATGCCTGGAGGCGCGATAGTGCTGATTCAGACCCGATGGCACTCCGAGGATCTCGCAGGCCGGTTGCTTGAGGCACAGGCACGCACAGGCGGCGACCATTGGGACGTGCTCGAACTCAAGGCCATAAACGACGAGGGCGAGGCACTGTGGCCAGAGTGGTATCCGGTGCCCGAGCTTGAGCGCATCCGCAGCGTGATCGGGCCGCGCGACTGGTCGGCGCTGTATCAGCAGTCGCCTATCCCTGATGGCAAGTCGGAGTTCCGGCGCGACTGGTTGCGCTGGTATCAGAGCTCACTCAGCGGCGAGGGCATGAACGTCTACATCCTCGTCGATCCGGCCGGCGAGAAAAAGAAAACGTCCGACCGCACCGCGATGTGGGTCGTGGGCCTCAACAACGACGGCAACTATTACCTGCTCGACTTCCTCTACGACCGGCTGAACCTCACCGAGCGCGCGCGCGAACTCATGCGCCTGCACCGCAAGTGGCGACCGATGCGCGTGGGCTATGAGAAGTACGGCAAGGACTCGGACATCGAGGCGGTGAAGATCGTGCAGAGCCACGAGAACTATCGATTCGACATCGTGCCATTGGGCGGCACGCTCAAGAAAGAGGATCGCATCCGCAGGCTGGTGCCGCTGTTCGAGGCGGGCAAGGTGTACGCACCGCCGACGATGCATCGCACGCTGTCAGACGGGCGCACGGTGGACATCCTGGAGCAGTTTCTCGTCGAGGAATACGACCGCTTCCCGGTGGGCGCGCACGACGACGGTATGGACTGTCTCGCGCGGATCACGGACCCGGATATGAACGCGACGTTCCCGCTGCTGGACGCGGAGCCGGAGCGGTATAGCAAGCGCAGGACTAACGGCAGCGCATGGGCTGCGTAGGAGATCGGAATGGCTAGAGACTTTAAGCGCCCACTTGATTTTGACGTAGACGCGACTAGCGGATCGCAGCATGTGGCCGAGCAAGGCAACATCACCGGCCTGCGCAACCCGTCGAGCGGGACGAATGCGTACCTGCCCGTGCGCCAAGAGTGCAACCTGTCGATTATCAGCAAGACGACGGCGGTGACGATTGGCGCGGGGGCGGCTAACGATACGCACCTGATGGGCCTGTATATACACACGGCCCTGACGGGGACATGCGCAATCACCGGATTTGCGGACTCGGACGGGACGGCGCAGACGTACACGATCCCGGCGGGTGTCGTGGGCGAGTTCGATTTCAAAGGCGCGATCAACAGCGCAGGCGCACTCACGATCACATGCAGCAACGCAGGCGATGACAACAAAGTCGCCGTGCTCTGGAGGCCGGTGTAATGACTGCCGCTGCGTGGCTGCAGAACTACGCACAACCGTTCAAACGGCCATCCGCGACTTTGATTGATTGCACCGCGAACGGAAATATCACTGACTTCGGCACGTTCGCGGGAGGTACGCCAGTCAAATCGACTGATACGGCGGTGACATTTAATGGCAACGCAACGACGAAAGTTGCCATCCCGCAGGGTGTGACGCGTTTCGACTTTGGCGTGTCGTCAGGCATTACGCCGCCTCTCGGATGGGACGGCACTATGATCGTTGCCGTGCGCGTCGATGAAGCATCGCGCATGGAAACAACCGGGGCGACTTTCGTCGGCTATGCGGGAGACGCGAGCTACACCAACTTTTTCACGGGCACGTACACAGGGTCAGCGCCCGTAAACTACGGCTATCTGAACCCTGGCGAGTGGAACTATATTAAGTTCATGCCGGAGCGATGGGCTACAGGCGGGGGTTCGCCTACGTTTGCATCTGTCGCGCGCGCAAGAGTTCGTGTGAGTCCAGTAGCAGGTAGCGCGGATTTTAATATGTGGTTCGGTGGTTTCTTTATCCCGACTGCGGCCCGCGCGACGTTCGCGGTAGTTTTGGACGACGGATACGACGAACACTTCGATTTCGTCAAGGGCGAGGCGGAAACCTATAACGTGCCAGTTTCGTTCGGGATTATTTCGGAGTTGATCGGCGGGGCAGGCTACATGACGCTGGCGAACCTGCAAACGCTGGCGGCAAACCCGGATCTTTTTGCCATCATCAATCATTCCAAGGATGACGACACATATTCAGAGGTCGGATCTGTAGCGGGGATGGTGTCGAACTTCAACGCGTGCCGGGACTACATCCTAAGCAATGGGTTATCTGTGTACGAGAGCGAAAAGCACATCGTATACCCTGGTGGTGGGCATGACGCGGCGTTAAAAGCCGCTTTATCTGCTGTTGGGTACAAGACCGCAAGAAACGCCGCATCGACAGTGCTTGTTCCCTATTTTCCGACGTATGCGCCGACTGATCCGCAGATGTTTTCGCTCCCTCTTGTCGACTACCTTGATTCGGATCGAAGCCTTGCGAATGTGAAAGCGTCCGTTGATCGAGTCATAAACTATGGCGGCTTCGGAATCATTAATGGGCACAAGTTCGACGCCGCAGCAGGCACGATCCAATGGGCGGAAAGCGATCTAACGGCATTGTTTGCATATCTGGCATTGAAGCGAGATCAGGGGCTTGTCGATCTCGTGACGATACCTAACTGGCATCGCGGCCTCACGCAACCGACGCTGGTGGCATGATGCAACAAACCGACGACGACCTCGCCCAATGGATCAGCACCGCCTTGCAGGAGGCGAAGAAGCACTCTAGCGTATGGCGGATGCACGCGCGCGAGTGGTATGACTTCTACGCCGGGAACCAGTGGGAGGAAGAAGCCAAAGCGCAGATGATCGAGCAGCGCAAGGTTCCGGTTGTCTTCAATAGAGTTGCAAGGACGGTGAATGCGGTCATCGGCCTTGAGATCCAGAATCGGCAGCAAGTGCAGTACATCCCGCGCGAGCCGGGTGATACGCAAGTCAACGAGCTATACACGTCCGCAGCGGATTGGATCAGGGACAACTGCGACGCCGAGGACGAGGAATCGGAGTCGTTTCAAGACCTGATGATTGCCGGCCTAGGCGGCACCGAGACTCGGATGGATTACGACGAGAATCCAGACGGCCAGCCGGTGATTGAGCGCGTCGACCCGCTCGAACTGTATTGGGATCCGGTAGCTCGCAAGAAGAACCTGCGCGACCGACGCTGGTGCGCTCGCATCAAGCGTGTGTCCGACGAAGACATCCGCGAGATGTGGCCGGATTACGTGCCGCCCGAGAAGTCGAGCGAGACGTACCTCGACGAGCAGGACAGCCCGCATGACAGCACGCGGCCGCTCTACAACGATGACCAGCCATCGGCGACACAGCCCAAGCACCGGGAACTCGTGTGCTTCCAGTGGTGGGAACGCGAGCAGTATTACCGATTCCAAGACATTGACGGGCAGATCAAGAGCATCAGCGCAGAGCAGGCGCAGTCGTTGCAAGAGCGGATGACCGCACTCGGCATGCCCATGCCGCAGATGGTGAAGCAGACCAAGAAGGTCTACAACAAAGCCTACATGGTTGGCGGCACGGTGCTTGAGTCGATGCCGCTGGAGGTGCAGAGCGGCTTCACGCTACACCTCATCACAGGCGCACGGGACCGGAATAACAACACTTGGTTCGGCCTCGTGGCGTTGATGATGGACCCGCAGCGGTGGGCGAACAAGTGGCTGTCGCAGATCATGCACATTCTCAACTCGTCGGCCAAGGGCGGGTTGATTGCGGAGCGCGATGCGTTTGCCAAGACGGCCGACGCGGAAGCCTCATGGGCTAAAGCTGAGACGATCACCTGGGCGAATCCTGGCGCTGTGTCGGGCGGCAAGATCCAGCCGAAGCCAACGACCGCGATGCCGGATGGGTTCGCCAAGCTGCTGGACTTCGCGGTGAACTCGATCAACGACGTTCCCGGCGTGAACATGGAGCTTATGGGCCTCGTCGGAACGAATCAACCCGGCGTGCTGGAGAACATGCGAAAGCAGGCGGGCATGACGATCCTTGCCGTGTTCTTCGACGCGATCAGGTTGTACCGCAAGGACCAGGGCCGCATCATGATCGAGATCATCCGCGACAAGATCAGCGACGGGCGATTGATCCGCGTTCTTGGCAAGGACGGGGCGCAATACATCCCGCTGATCCGCGACGAATCGGCGAAGGAGTTCGATGTAGTCGTGGACGAAGCGCCGACCTCGCCGAACAACAAAGAGCGCGTCTTCGCCATGATGACGCAGTTGGCTCCCGTGTTGCAGAACTCGGGCATTCCGCTTACGCCGGACTTGCTGGAGTACAGCCCGCTCCCGGCTGCGCTGGTGCAGAAGTGGCAGCAGTTCATCAAGGAGAACAAACAAGTCCCGCCCGAACTCCAAGCGCAGATGCTGCAGATGCAACAAGTGATCCAGGCGACACAGCAGGACGCGCAGAAGCTCGCACAGGAAAACTTCCGGCTCAAGACAGATGCCACGGTCGAGGTCTACCGCATCAACGAGCAGAGCAAGGTGGACCGGGAACTGGCTGCGGTCAAAGCTGAGACGGAGTCGGGTAAGCGTGCCGTCGAGGTTTATGAAGCTAACCTACAGGCGGCGCTAGACCGCATGCAGATGATGGCGAATTCGGTATCCGAGCAGATGCGCGCGGCATCGCAAGCGGCTGTGCCGCACACGGAGATGGCGATTAAAGGCTTGGGCGAGAGCCTGACGCCGGTACTCCAGCGGCTCATGGAAGTTTCGGCGTCTCAGGTCGAGAGCTTGCAAGGACTCGGGCCTGCGCTTCAGCAACGTGACGCACAGTTCGCACAGGCCATCGCGGAATTGGCAGCAGGGCAGCAGCGTCTCGCCGAACTGGCGGCGGCTCCGAAGCGCTTGGTGCGCGATGCAAACGGGCGCGCGATTGGGGCTGAGTTGCAGCCTACGACCATTCAATAGGTGACTTATGGCAGTGACGATCAGCTTATACAACCACACCGCAGCGAAGTTCGCTGATGGCAGCTTCGCGGTCGGCGATAGCTACGTGATCAACCTCTATACCGCGTTCACGTTTGACGCCACTGCGACGACCAAGGCGGGTGCGGAATCGGGCGCAACGCAGGTAAGCACGGCATTCGGCTACACGCAGAACGCCAAGACTCTTACGGGCGTTACCGTCACGACGGTAACGACGAATGATGCGACCTTTGACGCGGGCGATGTGACGTGGACCGCGAGCGGTGGCAGCATCACGGCGAGTCATGCGCTGATCTACAACGACACGGACGCGAACGATCCGCCTGTGGCGTACATCAATCTCGATGGTTCGCAGTCTGCCGGTGACACCACAGAGTTCAAAATCATCTGGAATGCGTCCGGTATCGTGACGTTCACCGTCGCCTGATGACCATCCACTTTAAACCCTGCCTCGACGCCGAAGCGCGGATCGTCAACATCCGCTCGGCGTTACTGCGTGGTCTGGACACGCTGCCGGTGCTGCCTGCGCATGGTCGTGAGATGGTGCTTTGCTGCTACGGTCCGAGTCTGGCGGATACGCTGGAGTCTGCGGCGGGTGACGTGTGGAGCGTGAGCGGCGCGCATGATGTGCTGCTCGATGCGGGCATCGTGCCTCGCGCGCATGTGGAGTGTGATCCGCGACCGCACAAGGCTGAATTCCTGCGCCGTCCGCACAAGGATACGACCTACTTCATCGCGTCGTGCTGCGACCCTGCTGTTTTCGATGCGCTCCAGGGCTACGAGGTTGTGCTGTGGCATTCGGACCAGTCCGACGAGGAAGCGGCGTATGTGGCGAGCGTGGACAAGGGCGCTGCGCTGGTGCTTGGTGGCACCACTGTCGGGACTCGTGCGATGTCTGTGGGCAGTGCTTTGGGCTATCGCAATTTCCGGGTGCTTGGTATGGATTGTTCTTTTCGTGATCGTCAGCACGCTGGAAAACATCCTAACGACGATCCGAACGAGATCGAGGTGAGCGTCTACGGGCGGTCGTTCAAGACGACGAAGAATCTCATTCTCCAGATGCAAGATCTTCTGCGGCATGTGAGCGACACGCAATCGTATCGGTACGTGCTGGAGGGCGACGGGCTGATGCAACACGTCGCGGACAACATCAAGCACTCGCGCGTGAGTGTGGCGCGTAGAGAGAGGCAGGCAGCATGACATTCCAAGTCGGTGACATCGTGCGCAGGGCGGGTGCCAAGGACAACTTGGTAACGTACTGCGTGCAGGAAGTGGGCGACGAGTACGGGATCGAACTGATCAAGGTGGATGACCCGAGGGCGGATGGCTGGTGGGAACATCAGTTCTGGGAGCTTGCGCCGGATGTGCCCGACGATGCCAGGACGGCTAAGGCGCAGGAGCCGAAGCCGATTGTTGAGCAGGAATCCAAAGTGGCAGACCCGGTATTGCTGGCGCTCAATGAGAAGCTGACGCTCGCGGCGGCTGCGGTGATCCACGGTGACAAGGACGCGATCAACCTCATCACGGACGCATTGGTCGACGTTCGGACGGCCATCGAAGCATGAACATACTTCAGGAATTGCAGAAGTTGTCGCGCGGGTTTCAACCGAGGACTGCGCCTGTGCCGCTGGTGTGGCCGGGGATTGGTCCGGTGGGGCATCTGTCGTCGGATCACGGCGTCTACGTCAACACGGCGTATCGCAATCCGATTGCCTCCATGCTGCGCGATCAAGCCAAGATTGACTTGCTCGCGGCGGATGTGAGCAACGGGCGATTGCCTGCCGAGGCATTGCTGTCCGCAGCAAAGCGGGTATCGGACACGACCGATGCCGTGCGCGCGATCAAGAAGATGCGAGGGGCAATTACCTCGTTCAACGATGTGATCGACGCACGCGGGAATGGGCAGTATTTCGACTACTTCGGCGTCAAAGCATCGCAGACGACCGTCGCTAATAACTGGTCGTCGTTCGTGCGCACGGCTGGCGTTCCGGCAGCGGCGAGTTACAGCAACATACCGGGCGGCGGACGCATGACGAGTGCGACGACGGGCGCGGTGCCGATTCCGGTGACCATCGGCGGCTCGGATCACTTGTACCTGACCAACGCAGTCGCCAACCATGTGACCGGCACAAACGTTCACATGTACGTCGATGTGCTGGTGTCAGCGGGCAACATTCTCGCCACATCGGCCACGTCGCAGAACATCAGCACGACATCGCTATCGCGATGGACTTCAGGCGAAGGGCTGGCGATGACGCTGGAGGTAACGGCGGCGCTCGGGGCGACAGCGGCAAATATCACGATCAGCTACACCGACCAAGCCGGAAACACGGCGAACAGTACCGGCGCGATTGCGTTGACTACGGGCGCAGCGACGGGGCGTCTCGTTCCGGTGCAGGATGGCCCAATGATCCGCCTTGCGACCGGCGACTATGGCGTACGCACGATTGAAGGATGCATTCTGTCGGCGTCGATGACGGGGTCGGGTGTTATGGCGGCACTGATCTACAAGCCTCTGGTCGTGTGTCCGACGATGACGCTCAACCTCTGGAACGAACGCAGCACGCCTGCGCAATTGTCAGGCATCAAGCAACTGACCTCGGCGGTCGGCGGTGAATTGCCATTCGTCGGATCGTTCGTGCTCGCCTCTACAACGAGCACGGGAATAATCTTGCAGTGGCTGGAGTTCGTCTACTCATGATTCTCGACGAACTGCGCAAGGTCGCCAGCGGATTGCAGGGCAAGTGCGCTCCTGTGCCGTGGGGCATCGAGGGCATGGGCGAGCTTGGCTACATGACGCGCGAGCGTGGTCTGTACGTAAATCCAGCCTATCGTCGCCCGTTGGATTTGGCGCTGCGTGAGAGCGTGGAGTACGAACGCACGGCGCGGGAAGTATCGCACGGAAGATACGGAGCGGAGGTGCTGGCTCCGATTGCGCGTCGTATCTCGGATCATGCCGATGTGATCAGAACGATGAAGCGCATGCGGGGTGCGCTTACCTCGTGGGATCAGATTGTCACCGCGATGAATGCGGGGAAGTCGGCGCAGGTTTCGTTTTTGAAAGCATCCAATGCGTTAGCCAGTAATGCATGGCAGTGCGAGTTTGCTATTGCGGGAATGCCGACAGCGGGATCGTTTGGCGCGATCCCTGGAGGAAGTGCTTTCACGGGATCATCGGTCGGTTCGATGGTGTCGCCCGGAACGGCAAACATCGGCGGCAGCGATCATTGCTATTTGACGAATGTGTCGCTGCACGCATTAGCGAACGTGCTGCATAACCAAATATTCGGCGTGGTCGATTTACTGGTGGGTGCTGGCAGCATCGCAGCGGCGACGGGAACGAGCCAAGACATATCTACAACGGCGCTTCCTCGGTGGACGACCGGTGAAGGGCTTTGCATGTCGCTCGTTGTGACGACGAACCTAGTCGGCGGCACAGCCCCCACGATTGCAATCACGTACACGGATCAGGCGGGGAACACGGCCAACTCCACGGGCGCGATCACTGTCACGACCGCAGCAACAGCCGGACGCATGCTGCCGGTGCAAGATGGTCCGATGATTCGCTTGGCCTCGCCAGATACCGGAGTTCGGCAAATCGAGGCATGCATCATTACCGGCACCATTACTTCTGGCGTGCTTGCGGGGATCATCTACAAGCCGATCATGTTCATGGGGGTGCTGGCGAATCAATCCGTTGAGCGCACGACACCCTCGCAGGCAGGTGGAATGCGCCGGATTACGGAAACTGCGGGCGCGTTGCCTTGCTTAACGTTGATCCGTCACGCGTCAAACAACAGTAACACGCTGTTCGGCGGCTTCCTTGAATTCGCCTGGGGCTAAGTCGTGAGCACGAATCGCTTCGACAATCAGTGGCTGGCCTACAAGGGCACGACGACCGGATGGGATGGGTCGCTCGTCGCGGGGTCGGATGCGGATGTGCCGATGCCGATTGCGGTGGCGACCGCAAGTGGCGTAACGATCAATGCGCCCGCAGCGAATATCACGATTGCAGGCGTTGCACCAAGCGTTGCAGCGGGCAAGTCGATCTCAGTTCCGGCTGCAAACATTACGGTTGCAGGGGTTGCGCCGTCGATCAGCGTAGGCGCATCGGTTGCAATCCCTGCGGGAAACATTGCCGTAGCAGCGGTCGCGCCATCCGTATCGGCGGGCAAGTCGATTGCCGTCCCTGCGGTGGATGTGGCAATCGCTGCGCTTGCGCCGACCGTCTCTGCGGGGGCTGGCGTTGGCGTGACGGTCGATGTGCCGTCCGTGGATATAGCGGTTTCGGCCGTGGCACCGACCGTAAGCGCATCTGCCGTGCAGGAATTGATCGGACGGCGTAGGCGCAGTCGCCGCCCGATCTACGAGCTTGAAGGCTCAAAAAAAAAGTGTCGAGCGAGGCGCTGCGGCAAGAGCGCGAATACATCGCTTCAATCGACAGCATCTACGATCTATTGGCAGAGCAGCAAATCCTGCGAGAGGCTGTGGAACTAGCAACCGCCTCGCAGCGTAAGACGATCTCGAATCTAATGACTACCATCACGCGGCGGGTGGACGAGATCGAAGAAGACGAAGCCGTAATCGTTCTCCTAACGTGACAAGGACGCACATGAGCGAATTGACGCAGCAAGAGCAAGCATTCTTTGAGACGCAGGGCGAGACGGCACCTGAAACGCCTGAAGCCGAGACGCCGGTCGTTGAGGCCACGGAAGCGGCAGAGACGCAACCGGAGGCGACTGAGGCAGCAGAACCGGCCAAGCCGAAACTGGTGCCGTTGGAGGCGCTGCACGAGGCTCGGGCGCAGGCGAAGGAACTGAAGTCTCAACTGGCTCGGCTCAACCAAGAGCGGCAAGAATTCGCACAGTGGCGGGCGCAGATCGAGGCGCGGTTCCATCCGCAGCAGCAGGCGCAGGTTCCGGCGTTCGAGGAAAACCCGGCCGAGAATCTACGGCACGAGGTGACGACGGCCAAGGAAGAACTCGCAGCCATCAAGAAGCAGAGCGAGGACAGCGCACGACAGGCTCAGTTCGCCAACTGGTATCAGACGCAGGCGGCAGCATTCTCGCAGGCGCAGCCCGACTTCATGGACACTTATTCGGCGTTCATCGAATCCAGGCAAAACGAACTCGCCGACGCAGGAATGACGCCGCAGCAGATCGTCGCCAAGGTGCAACAGGAAGAACAATTGCTCGCGTTGACTGCCGCGCAGATGGGCGTCAACCCGGCGCAGATGGTCTATCAGACCGCGATTGCCAAGGGCATCAAGCCCAAAGCAAAACCGTCTGCGGAAAATGCGACACAAAAGCTACAAAACGTGGCAGATGGGATAAAATCGAGCAAGTCGTTGTCACAAGTACCAGGGCGTCCGGTTCCGGCAATGACTGCGGAGTACGTGGCAAATATGTCGGACGCAGATTTTCGGAAGTTCGCGGCCAATTGGGATGACAACATTTCCCAACTGAGCGCATAAGCCGCCGAGGCTCTAACTCGGAATCGCCCCCGGAGGCGTTAACCCCGGACAGCCGCCCGAGGCTCTAAACCGGATTCGTTGCGTCCCGCGTGAGTGGACGAATCGCAAGACGAAGCGTGATCGCGTCAACCCGATTCTCCATTCACTAAGGACATTCTCATGGCAACGACAGATTTTGGAGTGGGTCACCCGCTCGCCGTCAAGCTGTGGTCCCGCAAGCTGTATGAAGACGTAGTTGGCAAGGGCTACTACGGGCGCTTCCTCGGCAAGGGATCGAACAGCCTGTTTCAGATTAAGGAAGAAACCAGCAAAGGCCCCGGCGACCAGATCACCATCGGCCTGCGTGGATTGCCGGTCGGCGCGGGCATTCAGGGTGACGCAACCCTGGAAGGCAACGAAGAAGCTCTGCTGACCTACAACGACGCACTTCTCGTCAACCAACTGCGCCATGCGTTCCGCACGGGTGGCAGGATGAGCGAGCAGCGCGTGCCGTTCAGTGTGCGCGAAGAACTGCGCAGCGCCGCCGAGGACTGGTGGTTTGAGCGTCTCGAAACCAGCATCGCCAATCAACTCGCGGGCTACGCGGATCAGAGCGACACTCGGTACACCGGCAACAACGCGGCGCTGGAGCCGTCCACGGTATCCGGCACCAAGCGGATTCTGGTTGGCGGTGGCCACGATGCCGAATCGTCTCTGTCGGCGACGACTACGCATGCCATCAAGCTGTCCGATCTGGACAAGGCCGCGGCGATTGCCAAGACCCAAACGCCTCGCATTCGTCCGATTCGGGTCGATGGCAAGTCGCTGTACGTGTGCTTCCTGCACCCGTATCAGATCAACCAGCTTCGGCAAGACGCCAGCACGGCGGGCAACTTCTTCGACGTGCAGAAGGCGCAACTGACGGGTGGGAAGATCAGCGACAACCCGATCCTCACGGGCGGCGAGTTCATTTACAACGGCGTGATTGTCTACGAGTGGCCTTACCTGCCCGTGGTCAAGAGCACCGTATCGTCCTCGACCTCGTACCGTCGTGGCGTGTTCTGCGGCGCGCAGGCGCTGGCAGTGGCGGTCGGACAGAACGGCTCCGCGACGAAGATGTCGTGGGAGGAAGAAATGTTCGATTACGGCAACCAACTGGGCGTGTCGGCCGGGATGATCTTTGGCGTGAAGAAGACGAAATTCAACTCGTCCGATTACGCCACGATCGTCATGTCCGGTTACGCCCCGGCCCCATAAGGAGATAGAGACATGGCTGCAAGAACTCTGACTTACACCTTGGGGTATGCTGGGCCGGTTCGTGAGGTCCATGCGGGCCTGAACGTCCTGACCTTCGATTGCAACTCGGGTACGACCAAGTTCGGAACGGTGTCGGATATGTTCCTGCTTGGCAAAATCCCAAATGGCGCGGTGGTCACGGGCGGCGGGATCACCTTCGGAACGCAGGGCAACGCGGCGAGTACGTTTACGCTGCTGCTCCTGTCCGACGAAGGTGCGGGACCGTTCAGCACGTTGGCAACACTGCGTGCAGCGGGTGGCTCGATCACGGCGAACGCCAGCACGGTGCAGTCGTACAGCATCGTCGGGCCGGTGACCAAGATCAGCTATTCGGATGATCGAGCCGTCCAGAACGCCGTCCTGGCGTTGAACTGCACGGTCGGACCTTCGGAGACTGCCTCGTTCAGCTTCCAAGGGTTCCTGACCTACGTCACAGACGGTCGCAGCACGACCTAATCTGAGATGAGCGTCATTCAGCAGACGCTTGAGCGCGCCCTAGACCTCCATAAGCAGGGGGACTATGGGCGCGCTGCCCATATGTATAACTGCGTGCTGAACCTGTCTCCGTTCCACGAGGGGACGCTGTATCTGCTCTCCGATCTCTATCTGCGGCAGGAATACTCCGGCCTCGCCATCAACCTGCTAACAAACCTGCTCGACCGCAACCCGTCGAACGCGCAAGCTTGGTGCAACCTGGGCGTCGGGTTCCGCAAGGAAGATCGCTACGACGAAGCAATCAAGGCTTGGAATCGTGCACTCGCCATTGAAGGCGACACGAGCGAAGTGTGCTCGAACATGGCGACGTTGTACTCCGACCGGGCGCAACCGGACACCGCGTTGAAGTGGTTGCGGCGTGCGCTGAAGTGCGACAGCACGAACGTCCATGCTCACTGGTCGATGGGGCTCGCACTGCTCACGCAAGGCAAGTGGGCAGAGGGTTGGGACAAGTACGAATACAGGCAGCAACTTCCGACCTGGGACCGCAGGCTATCGATTGACGTTCCGTGGTGGGATTTCGAGCCGACCGACCATCTCTACATTCACGGCGAGCAGGGTGTGGGCGACGAGATCATGTTCATGTCGTGCGTGCCGGATGTGCTGCCGCTTGCCAAGCAAGTGACGATAGAACTCAACCCGCGTGTGTGCGAGATCGTTCGCAAGACGTGGCCGCAGATCCGGGTGATCTCCGAGCCTGACGACGACAAGACCTACACGGCGAAGATCGCTATCGGAAGCCTTGCAGCGAGGCTACGGCGCTCGGTGGAGGCGTTCCCCGGTACGACGTATCTCAAGCCTGACCCGGAGCTTGTGGAGCACTACAAGGCGCGATTGACCGCTATCGGCCCGCGTCCCTGGGTGGCGCTCGCATGGCACGGTGGCACGAAGCAGACGCGGGTCAAGGATCGCTCGCTATCGCTGTCCGGCCTCGATCCGATACGCAATCGATATACATGCGTGTCGGCGCAATACGAGCACACGAACCCGGTGCTGGCGCAGCAGCGCGAGGAAGCCGGACTCGTGCGTCTGGACAACCTGTGCGTCGGCGAGGATCTCGCAGCGCAGGCGGCACTGTTCGCTGCTGTCGATTACGTCGTGACCGTGCAGCAGACGGCGGTCCATGTGGCCGGTGCTGTCGGGGCAAAGACGTATGCGCTCATCGGTCCCGCGCCGCACTGGCGTTACGGACTCACGGGCGATATGCCGTGGTATCGGTCGGTGCAACTGTGCCGGGCTAAGAACGGTTGGGCCGAGCAAATCAACTTCGTGGAGCAGTCCATTGCTGATCAGTCAGGAATACGTCGAGCAGAACCGACGAATGCACGAGCGGCCTGAATACGGCGTTATCGGTCAGACCTACGCGCATATCGTTAGCGGCTTGGCGAATCAGTACCGCACAGCGTCGATCCTCGACTATGGCTGCGGCAAGCGGACGCTCGAGGCGGCACTCGGCTACCCGATTTGGAACTATGACCCGGCGATTGAAGGACTCGACGAGACGCCGAAGCCGCGCGACATCGTGACTTGCACCGACGTGCTTGAGCACATCGAGCCGGAATGCCTGGATGCCGTGCTGGACGACATGCGCCGATGTAGTTTGCAAGTGATGATGGCCGCGATTACCGTCGTCCCGGCGAAGAAGCTCCTGCCTGATGGCACGAACCCGCACAAGATATGCGAGCCGTGGGAATGGTGGCACGAGCGGTTAAGCATGCGCTGGCGGCTGAAGAATTTCGTCGACATGAACAAGCGATTCGTCTGGATCGGTACGCCGCGATGAACATCGTGTTTTTCGCAGTAGGCGACGAGCACGCCGCAATGGCCGAGCTTGCTGCGGAAGCGGCGCGGATCACGAATCCCGCCGCCGACCTGTACGTACTTACAGATATTCATACGCAGTTCAGGACGTTGACGCCGGTACGTGGGCACTGCTCGAAAGAGACGCTCATGTACGACCGCACGATTGCGCAGTATCACTTTCTGCGGGATCGGCGCGAGGCGATCTTCTTGGATTCCGACTGTGTGGTGCAGCGCGACTTGACGGGCGCCTTCGCCGGGCCGGTGGCCGTAACGGAGCGGATACCGCCCAAGAACGCAGCCGGGCAGATATACAACGGTGGCGTTCTCTACGGATCAGGGCATGCAGGCGTGGCGTTCTGGCTCTCGTGGTGCGAACTGTACTGGCTCATCCAGCGAGACGCCTGGGCGTGGTACGGGGATCAGGTGTTGCTGGCGAAGCTGGTGCCGAACTACACCTCGACGCAGGTTTATCCGTCGCACACGCACAACCTCGTGTTGTCTAGCGCCGTCGAGATCGACGCGCACCCGGACGCCTACATCGTCCACTACAAGGGCAAGCGCAAGCACTGGATGCGTGACCATGTGGAAGCGATCAAACAGATGAAGGTGGCCGCATGAGACGCCGACAGATTTACGCCATCCGAGAGCAGGAAGCCGAGCAACTACGAAGGGAGGTGATCCGAAGTGCGTTCAAAGTCGAAGAAGCCGATGCCAATGCCGGGCAAAGGCAAGAAGTAAGCACCAGCAGCGTCAATTGTCCGACGTGTGGGAAAGCGCTCCAGCCTCGCGGGGCGCATTTCCACATCCGCGCGTGCAAGGGGTAAGGCATGGCTATTAGCACGTATTCCGAACTCAAGACCGCGATCTTCGCATGGGTCGATTCATCCTCCGGCGACTTCAGCGGCACGACGATTGACGACCTCATCTTGATGGCGCACCAGCGGATCGGGCGCGAGGTGCGATGCCGCGAGATGGAGGCCGACATTTCCGCAACCGTCAGTGCGGGCGTGGTCCCGTTGCCTGCGGACTTCGTGGACCTGAAGTATGCCTACCTGAACAACGAGCAGCCGACCAAGTTTCTACAGAAGCGCACGGCGCGGTTTATTTACGAGCGATACCCGCACCGGGATGCTGCCGGGCGTCCTGGCTACGTAGCACGCGAGGGCACGAATTTCATCTTTGGCCCGTACCCGGACAGCGGCACGACGTACAACTTAAAGGGCGTGTACTGGCGGCGCATGACGTTGACCACGACGCTGACGTTCAACGAAGTGTTCCGCGTGCATCCTGACCTGTATCTGGCGGCATCCGTGGCCGAAGCGATCCCGTTCGTCGGGCAGGATGCTCGGTTGCAAGTGTGGGAAGCGAAGTATCAGCAGATCCGCAATGACCTGTTGAACGAGGTGAACACCGAAGGTTATGAAGGAAGCGAGGTCGAGTTCTAATGTATCCGCTGAAAATCTTCTGTGGCTATGACCCGCGCGAGGCGTTGGCGTATCACGTCTGTTGCAACTCGATCATCCGGCATGCTTCGGTTCCGGTGAGCATCACGCCGCTTGCGCTCAATACCCTGTCGAGCTTCTACACCGAGACGCACAAGGGCACGAATCAGTTCGTTCACTCGCGTTTCCTCGTGCCGTATTTGTGCGGGTTCCAGGGTCGCGCGCTGTTCATCGACGGCGACATGATCTTTCGGGATGACGTGGCGAAGCTGTTCGACCTGATGAGCAACGATGTGGATGTGGCCGTTGTCCAGCACGACTACAAGACCAAATACCCGACCAAGTATTTCGGGCAGAAGAATGAGGACTACCCGCGCAAGAACTGGAGCAGCGTTGTCCTGTGGAACTGCGGCAACCATCCCAATCACATCCTGACGCCGCAATACATCGCGGAGAAGGACAGCAAGTTTTTGCACCGTTTCTCGTGGCTCAAGGACGAGCGCATCCAGGCATTGCCGCCCGCATGGAACCATCTCGTTGACGAGTACGACCACAACGACGACGCCAAACTGTTGCACTTTACGCTGGCGATTCCGGCGATCTCGTCTTATGAGGACTGCGACCATTCGACCGAGTGGTGGGACGAATACCACAAGGTCGTGGAGGTAAACGAGCGTGCCACTTAATCAAGCCCTCGATGTGGCGGCAGAGCTTCGCGTGCTGCGTGATCGTCTGAAACAGACGCAGGAGGAACTAAGCGACGTGAACGCTCGACGCGCGTTGCTGCAAGCGGACATTGCCTCGATCCAAGCGGCGATTGCGACCAAGCGCACCGAACTCCGAACGGCGAGTTCCGACCTATGAGAATTCCGCTCATCGGATCGCTTGCCAGTCGAGACTCCACGAACACGGCGCTCTACGGCACCGGCAAGGATCAGAGCTTCAAGGACTGCACATTCACGGTCTACAAGAACGAGGCCACGGGGCGCACGACGCCGCGCGTCTACGGGCGGCAGTCGTATGCGTTGGCGGGTTCGCCTGCGTCTGCGAGCGGCGCGGGTACGGCGATTAGGCTGTGGCGCTATCAGTCGGGCACGCCGATTACCGCGTTCGGTTCCACGAACAGCACGATCTACAGCACATCCGCGAGCCTGGGGACGATCACCGGGCAGGCCAAGTTTATCGACGAAGCCTTCGCTACCGTTGCCACGCTGCTAATTTCGAGCACGGACAAGACGGCGTGGTATTACCCATCGGACGCGGGTACGGGTTCGCCGACGTTTACAGGCGACTTGAACAGCAGCGTGTCGATCACGAACGTCGTTAGCACCGCAGGCGTCTACGTCGGGCAGACGGTCACGCACGCGAACATTCCAGGCGGCACCGTCATTACGGCGATCAGCGGCGCAACGATCACGATCTCTCAAGCGGCGACGGCCACTGCGGCGGCGCAGTCGATCACTCGCACGCCGATTGCGAAGATCCTAGACACGGACTATCCCGGCAACGCCACGCCTAGCCGAGTGCCTACGGGTAGGTTCGCGGTGCTGGATGGCATCGCCTATCAGATGGACACGACGGGGCAGATTTGGGGCAGCGACATCAACAACATCGCGTCCTATGACCCGCTGAGCTTCATCGTCACGCAGGAAACCATCGATCTAGGAATCGGCTGCGTTCGCTATGGCAATGGCCTGCTGGCGCTGTCGTCGTCGTCGGTTGAGATGTTCCAGAACACGGGCAACCCGGTTGGCAGTTCGCTGACTCGGGTTCAAGAGGGAACCTCGCACGTTGGCTGCGTGAACCAGTACGCATACTGCGAATTCGGCGATACGGTCGCGTTTATCGGCAAAGAGCGCGGACTGCCTGGCGTGTACCTGATGGACGGCTTGAAGCCTCGGCGCATCTCCGATCAGACAATGGATGCGTGGCTCACGGCTACGGATCTGACGAATGCGCGGCTCAACGTGCTGTCGTCGTACGGCGTGCCGGTGCTTGCGGTAACCTCTGCGTCGAATGCGACAAGCTGCTACGTGTGGCACAGCAACGTGAATATGTGGCATCCGTGGGCGCTGGAATACGGCATGACGCAATCGGACACCATCGACAACCCATCGGCGCACGGTGCGCGGTTCGTGGGTTCAGACGCAACGCAGACGGTGACGAACGCCGCCGCTCCGGCTTCGGGAACGATCCAGACGGGCGAGATCGATTTCGATAGCTCGAACGTGAAGCGGTTCAATCGGCTGTCCATTGTGGGCGACCGGGCGGCGTCTACGTTGAATCTCAGCGTGTCGTGGTCGACGGACAACTACAAAAACTTCTCCACGGCTCGCACGATTGATGCGAGTCAGACGAAGCAGCAGATCAGGAAGCTCGGGACGGGTAAGGCGATCTCGATCAAGATCACCGGGCTGTCGGGTGTCTCGAATCGGCCACACGGTATCGAGGCAATCGACCTTGAAGCGGATCAGGGGACCATATGATCTCGCTCGACAAGACCACGCGGAAACTGCAAGTCGTGCTGGCGGGAGTCGTCACTACGAATGAACTGCATGTGACCGTTTCCTACTACGACGTACCGGCGCAGACGAAGTCCGGCACGGAGGAATATCGGCGCGTTGTGTCCACCCATCTCACGACGGGCGCGACGGCGGTCGATGTGTGCGATGCGCCAGCCACGAATAACACGGTGCGCAACATCGTCTACCTGTGCGTACACAACGCCGACACGGTTACAGCCACGCCGACCGTGCAGATCGATGACTCCGGCACGAAGTATCGGCAAATGGCGAAAGCCCTGACCACAGGGCAGAGTTTGGTTTACGAGCACGGCGCAGGCTGGCAGGTTCTTTAGGGGTACACGATGAGCGAACGTCAGGAAGACAAGCGGGAACAGGAACGAGTACGCAGGCTCGCGGAGTTTTCTCGGCTATGGCAGGGCGTCGATCCTGCGGCCATCGAGCGGCGTGTCGATTGGGGCCTGCCTGGAGGCTTCGGCTCCGAGTTTGAATCCATCGTGCCGGGGCAGGCGCTGACCGAGCAGCAAGTTCAAGGCGTGCTCCAGAATCTACGCGACGGCTACCAGGGTGCGCAGGGGTTGACGCTGGAGCAGTACCTTGCCGATCCGCGTTCTGCGATCAAGATGGAGAACGGGCAGTACACGTTTCGACCGGAGAACATGACCTCCGATTTCTACGGGATCAATCAGGGCGGCTTTTGGGATGGTATCGGACCCTTTGGCTTGGTGCTCGCGGGCATGGGGGCACCGTTCGCGGCGTCTCTCGGCGCAGGTGCGGCGGCAGCGGGTGCCGGTGGGGCTGGCGCTGAAGCGGCGGGCGCAGGCACGTTCGGATCATCCTTTGCGCCCACGATCACGCCAAGCACGGTCGCGCAGTCAGGCTTGCTCTACTCGGGCGGCAGCATGCCTACGGTCGCAGGGTTAAGCGGCGTCGGCGGGCTGACCGCTGAAGGCATGACCGCACTCGGGGCGATGGGCTCTGCGGGTGCTGGATTAGGCGCAGGTACTACGGGGGCGCTCGGTAGCCTGGGGCTGGATGCTGCGGGCAACATCGTGCCGGGGATAGTCGATCTGGCGAACTCCGGCAGCATGCTGTCGACGATCCCGGCAACAACGGGCCTACCGTCTACGCCTGGAATGCCGCCGACGAGTTCTGCACCGCCGCCGCCTGCTGCGCCAAATACACCGGCCCCGACGAGTCCGCTGTCGAAACTGTTAAAAGATACACTTGGCATAGACGTAGATCCAAGCATGCTCAGTTTGCTCGGGCAACTCGGCGGCGCAGGAATTGGCCTGCTCGGCAGCAAACAGCAGACCGACGCGCTCAAGGATTTGCAGGCGCAGATGACCGGGCAGCGTGCGCCGTTCCTGAACAAAGCAGTCGGCTACCTGAACAACCCGGACTCGTTCTACACCAGCCCGGAGGCGACAGGCGCAGCAAACGCAACCATGCGGGCACTGTCGACCAAGTTCGGCAATCCGGGCGTGTCGCCGACTGCGCAGGGCTTGGCAACCGGAGCGCTTTACGACCGTTACTCTAACACGGTGAACTCGCTCGGATCGCTCGGGCTGTCGGGGCAGGGCATCCAGGCGAATCTCGGGCAGCAGATCGCCAGCACATCGGGGCAACCGTATGCCATCGCGGGCAACACGATTTCCGGGCTGACCAGCGACAACAGCATGGACGAAATGATGAAGCGTATGTTCAGTCAGCAATTCGGCTTGAGGTGACCTATGGACTTGTCGCAACTGTACGGACCGGGATATGCCGGGTATCTCCAGGGGATGCAATCCTCGCAGAACCGCAACATGCAGGCGTTGCAGGGGATGGGGATGCTGTCCAACATGCAAACCCAGGACATGCAGCGCAACGCCATGCAGGCGCAATTGGCTGAGCGGCAGCGCCAAGCGCAACAGCAAGTCGAGGCACAGGAGCGCATGCAGGGGTTGCTGTCGCAGCCTGACGACGTGATCCAAGGGATGCTCGGCATGCCTGCAAATCAGGTGCGCGCATTGTTTACGATGGGCGGACCCGGATCGCTGTCGAAAGTGCTTGAGAAGAATTTCGAGATGCCGTCCGATCTGCGGATGATCAATGCGTTGCCGGAGGGGCCGCAGAGAGAAGCGGCGTTGCGGTCGAAGACGGGCATTAACCCGCAGTTCTTCCAGACCGACCTGGGCGGGCAGCAGGCGGGCTTCGTGCGAGATCCTGTCACGCAGCAGGTACAGCCGGTGTTTCAGGCTGAGAAGACGGCTGCGCCGGGGTCACGTCCCGCATGGCTCAATGCAGACGGCAGCGTTAACGAGGAACTGTATCAACGGCAGGCAGGGCTCAACAGAGCCGGGGCGGCGCAGGGGCCATCGCTCAACATCAATTCTCCTTTGATGCCGGGGCAGGCCGCGCAGAATACGAACGATCAAGGCCTATTGGACGCAGGGCAGATGATGTCCGGTATGAGTGCGATCCAGCAGGAATATCGACCGGAGTTCCAGACGCTAGGAACGCGCTGGAATGCGCTGAAAACCGGCATGAAGGAACGGTTGGGATTAGGGGTCACTAAAGACGACAAGGCGCTGCTGGAAGACTTCACGCGCTACCGTGGGCGATCTGCCAATGCGCTGAATCAGTACATCAAGGCAATGACCGGCGCGGCACTGACTGAGGCAGAAGCAGAACGCTTGACGAAGGCGATACCGTTTGCGGGCACGGGGATGTGGGACGGCGATTCCCCGACTGAGTTCAAGGCGAAGATGGATGCAGTGACAAAAGATCTTCGCATGGCGACGGCTCGACGTTCTTACATCAAGCGTCAAGGGTTCTCACTTGGTCAGGTGCAGTTAGATCAGATGCCGAAGATTATGAACAACCGGAGGGCACAGATTAAGAGCGAGATACAGTCCGGCAATCCAAGCATGCAAGAGCAGGAGATCGGTCGCATGGTGCGACGACGCCTCGCCGAAGAATTCGGCCTAGTTTACGAGCAATGACATGGAAGATTTCGCAAGCGACCTTCTAGCACCAAAGCCCGCGAAGAAAGCGCCGACGACTCCAGTACAACAGCCGCGCGGCATCAACATGGGTGCGGTTTCTGATACGGCAAAGATGGTGCCGGAGTATGCGGCGGGCGGCGCTCTCGGTCTTGTCAAAGGCATTGCAGACTATGGTGTAGGCACCGCTCAAGCGGTTGCTAACCTTCCGTTCATGCCGGAAGGTGCCAAGAGCGCAATGAACTCGTACATGCAGATGCGCGAAGATGCCTATCGCAACGCGGTCCCTAATGCGCAAGATAGCGTAGAGATCAGCAGGGCATTTGGCCGGGCGATTCCTGCTATCGGCATGACGCAATCTCAGGCTGCGCCGAGCTTAGTCGGGAGAATGGCGCAAAGCGCAAAAGTCGGCGGGCTGTCGGCGGCGATGACTCCGTACGAAAACGATCCAGATAACTTTTGGCTTGGGAAAGGGATTCAGACCGGCATTGGTACTGCTTTGGCCTTTGCTGCTCCTGCCGTCATCGAGCCGATGTTTCGCGGATTGGCTGCAACGGTGAACGGGTTGGCGTCGAAGCTCAAGGGCGCGGCCAAGACGATGACCGGGCAGACCTCGCAGTCATCCGTTGCAAATCAACTGAAGATCGAACTGCAAAAAGAAAACATCGACTTCGACAATCTATCGAAAGAGGTACGCAACGGACTCGTCGAGGAAGCAAGACGTGCGCTTAAGGCTGGCGTCGATCTTGACCCGGCAGCGGTGGCGCGTCTCGCCAAGGCAGAATCGCAGGGGATCAAACTTACGCAAGGGCAAGCTACGCGCAATCCTCTTGCATGGTCCAGGGAGCAAAATCTAGCGCGCACTGAAGCCGGTCAGGACATCGCAGAACGATTCACGCAGCAGAACCGCGCCTTAGTGGAAGGCATGGACGATAGGGTGCTACGCACGGGCGCTGAAAGCGTTGACCCCTACGACGTAGGACGGGCGAACATCAGTTCGTTGCGTGACACTGACAAGGCGATGCGCTCTACCGTAGACGGCGCTTATGCAGTGGCAAAAGATCATCTCGGGCGAGCGGCCCCGATGGATGCGTCGACGTTTTCGCGGCAAGCGAATCTCTCGCTAGATGACGGAATGCTAGGGGCGTATCTACCGGCAGAAGTTAGGACGATCCTCAATGATGTTTCATCCGGGAAAATCCCATTCAACGTCAACACGGCGGTGCAGATAGACCGCGTGATGTCTGCGGCTCAACGAACGGCCGGGCCGGGTTCTCCGCAAAGCATGGCAATCGGCAAAGTGCGTGATGCGCTCAACAACGCGCCTATTGCGGACAACGTAGGCGAGGCGGCGAAAAGCGCATTCGATGCCGCTCGGGGCTTGGCAAAGCAGAGGTTCGACGTGCTTGATGCAACCCCGGCAATGAAGGCGGCAGTGGAGCCTGGGGCGAAGATTGCGCCGGAGAAGTTCATAGAGAAGTACGTCATCAGCCCAAGCGCATCTATCGATGACGTATCGGCGTTGATGAAGCAACTTGGTCCGTCTGCCAAGATGCAAATGCAGGGACAGATTATGGATTACCTGCGCACTCAAGCAACCAGCGGCGCATCGGCTGAAACGGCCAAGTTCTCGCAGGCAGCATTCAAGCGCGCACTGAATCGCATTGGTGACCGGAAACTAGAGCTTGTCTTCGGCAAGTCGGTAGCGAAAGGCTTGCGCAGCACGCAGTCAGTCGCGGAACTGGTGCAGGTTGACCCGATAGCGTCGGGTGTCAATCGATCATGGACAACGCCAGCAGCGATTGATTTCTTCGACCGAGTCGGGCAGATGCCGGTAGTTGGCGCATTAATGGGAAAGCCGGGCGATCTTTATCGCGGCTACCTGTCCGGGCAGGCATTGAATAATCCGCTTGGAACCCCGCAGCAACTAGGGCAAGCGGTTCTGCCTGAAGACTTATTGCGGCGGATCGTCCCGAGAGTCGGAATGCTTGGTGCTCCCCTGGGAGCGGCGGGCGCTGCTGGTGTTGTCAACCAGTAGACCGGCGATCACGACTACCACCGGAACGATGATCATGCTCCATATGGCGGAAATCGGTTGATTCGGCATCAGTGAATGCAGCCAATCAATCATGACGACTCCACAAGATAAACAACCAGCAACCCTACACCGCAACCAGGAGCAACGCAAGTGATCGACCGTAGACGTTCGGAGTTCCGAACAGACAGTGCCACGCTCGGAGCGATCCTCGTCGTGATGGGTTGGTTCGCAAGCCCGTGGAACGGCGACGACACGTTGTTCACGCGCGTGCTTGCGGCGCAGGGGCTTGAGCACGTTTGGGGGATCGTGATGATGCTGACGGGCGGGGCGAAGATCGTTGTGTCGCTCGTCATAAAGCCGCGCCCGAGCATTTTGCCGTACTGGGATCGGATCAAGGTAACGACGACGCTGCTGGTGGTATTCGTTTCATCGTGGACGTTTTTGCACTTTGTTGAAGCCGCGCTATACACGCCGACGGTTCTGGCTCTGGGCGTGATTGCATTCGGGGCATTAGCGACCCTGATACGTGACGCAACAACAAGAAAGGCGCTCAGGTGCAGATATGGCCGACTCGGTAACCACGGTTAGCGTAACAATTGGCACGGCGGCGGTCCTAGCGGATGTCTCCGGGCTGCTGCACTCGTACCCGCTCGTTTCGTTCATGGGAATGGGCTGTATCGGAGGCATCGCGGGTTGGGCGCTGGCAATGGATCGCGGCGAACTCGACAAGTCGAACGCGCGGCAGATAGCGTGCTTCCTATTTCGGCGGCTCATGCTCGGCGCTTGCATCGGCGTGGCGGCGTCGGTGTGGTGGTCTGACACCGAAATGAATCAAGGGTTGTGGATGCTGGTCACCGGGTTACTGTCGATTGACCCGGTGCGCGGCACTCGGGTCGCGTGGGACAGGATTCTTGCGATGATACCGAAGGCGACGAAATGAATAGAGACGAGCTGCGGTCAATGCTGGTGCTCCACGAAGGGCTTCGACTGTTCCCGTACCGTTGCACGGCAGGCAAGATCACCATCGGCGTCGGACGCAACTTAGACGACGTGGGGATCTCGCAGGCCGAGGCGTTTGCGCTGCTGGAGCGCGACATCGATACCGTCGAAGCAGACCTTGACCGGACGTGGCCTTGGTGGCGGCAGATGACGGACGCACGGCAACAGGTCTTGGCCGACATGTGCTTCAACCTCGGATTAGGCAGGTTGAAAGGATTCGTTAACACCATCGCAGCCATGAAAGCAGGCAATTATGAGGAAGCCTCAGAGGGCATGCTGTCTAGCCTGTGGGCGCGTCAAGTTGGGGCTAGGGCGCAGCGATTGGCAAAGATGATGAGGGAAGGTTGACCGCCTCCTGCATGCTCGCCTCCTGGCTCGCATTCCTGTTCGGAATCGGGGCCGGTGCGATCCTGCTGGCCATCATCCTGCACTACGTGGACAAGGCGATGCGGAAGTGAGGAAGTGACATGGACGATTTCTTCGGTTTCCTTGGCAGGACACTAGACCGGGCTAAGAGCGTTGGGCCGCTCGGATTGTTGGGCACGCCGAATCGGAATGTTGCCGGGTTGAAAGACTTGGCGCACGGGGTGAGCCGTGGCATGTCCGCTGATTTCCTGGGCGCTCCGGTGGATCTCGCCGCGCAATTGATGACGGTTCCCAGGTATCTCGGTGCGAATACGCCGAACTTCGCAGCAGCGCCGTTTGGCGGCTCTGCGAGCATTGGCGGGGCGATGGAAGGGCTCGGGCTGCTGCGGCAGCAAACCGGGTCGATGAA